TCTAGGCACTTGCAGAGAGAGCTCCCAACCCGCATAGTCTTTCGACTACCGGCCTTCGGCCGACTTCCTTCGTCCCCACTTGAGTTCCTGAGGTCCCCCTGCCTTGTCAAAGGCCGCCTGTAACCGCCCCAATCGGAGCGTTAACATACAGGTCATTGCGGAGGAGAGATCCGAAATAGAAGTGGTGGTAAAAGTCACGGCTCAACTGGCCACAATCAGTACTAACATGACATCCTAGGAGAAAACCCACTAATCAGCACCATCAAACCCCGTACGGGCCCGGTGGCATCAACGATGGAGGTGTAGGGACTATAAATCTCAACCTCACATAGTTGCGACATTCAGCATGAGGGACCATTCTAGGATGATCAGGACCCCACTTAGGATAGTTGGAAAAACCGGCTGGACCGAATTCAAGGTTAAACCAGTCTAAGACTGGCTTTGACCAAGAAAACTTCCAACTGACTACCTTAACGAATTTCTTACAACTACGCTTAGACGAGATCAGGGGGGGGAGGGGAGGGCGTCCCTGGCGACGGATAGATTTCGTCTGAGGGCCAGGCAAGACTTCCACTGTCTTACGACTTCCGCCGGAGAGGGAATTTTCCCAAACCGGTCTACTGTCAAAAGAAAGAGGCTTGCCAGTCCAATAGGCTAATCTCCGCCGTTCTGCTTCCGAATGTGCTTCATCCACTATGCTGAAGAGGTCCTCACGAGGAGGCTCTGCGACAACAACAATGTCTGCACGTGAGACCCCAGTAACGATAGGTGGTACAGGATCAGATCCTCGCCATCTACGAAACCAGGCCCTCTTCATCAGCCCAGCAACAACATATCGAGGCACATTGGCCACGCAAAAGTCCCTGAGAACAATTTCGTGCCGGGCTAGAACCGACACAGCGTACTGACGTACACTATGACGCATTTCTTTTGTACCTTTCCATACCTCCCCGAGGAGATCGACACAATCATTCCTAAAAGGCCGAAGGAAAGAGAGACAATGCCTGGGAACTAAACTTGAAGTGGGTACGTGGTAAGGCTGACTATTAAGATCGAGCCAGGTTTTAGAAAAACCGGTCTTCTGGCGGTTAACGACAAGTCCGAAGGTAGAAGTGACTCTCTCCCACAAGTGGAAGAAAGCCTCATCACCCGCGAACATGCAATCGTCGCCATTAAACCTACCAACCCTCCTCTTGCCTTGACCCCAAGTCAAGTCGCAGCAGATGTCGAAGCAAGCCTTGTTGATAAGACAGAGTATGGGGAAACTTAAAAGATTCCCCATCATCTGTTTCCTTGTCAAAAATGTCTTTGTCTTACGAGACTTAGACATCAAGTGAAGGTCGCCCACTGCTGCAAGCATTATACCTCTCTCCTCGTCAGTCAGATCAGGACACTCGGCAAGAACCGACGTAACAGCCTCAGTTACCCAAGGCAAAATATTGTCGGTCGCCGCTGAATAATCGCCGGAGATAAAAGATTCTCCTTTGCCTACATCAGCAACAACAGCCGCAAAATCTGATTTTAAGACGTCTCCTCGAACACACCAACCGAACGAGGTGAGATGATCGTAAAGTGCGTCATGCACGGGTGATAAAACCCTTTTGACTCGAGCACTCTGCATCGTCACCACTCTGAGCTTGCCCTTGGTCTTAGCGACACCAACTCTGAGTTCGGAAATGTTACCGTAGTAACCAGATCCGACAGAGATGGTCCCGCCATTAAACCGAGTCTGCTCTAAGCAACCGTTTTGGTCCGTGAACCCCCCCCAC